GATACTGAACATAGTCTACACTCTGTTTTGTGTGCATCCAATCAGCATCAAACAACAACCAAGTGGGTTTCTGTTTCGCGAAGTGTTCAATCATCGGATGTAATATTTTTCTGTTCCACGGCGGGTTAGTAATTATATAGTCCACATCATGATGTGTTGTTTCAAAAGCACTCTTCTCATCAATAAAATTAACAGAATCGAGACCTTGTGGTTCAATATCAGTTGCGTGAAGACATGTCCCCTGTGTTAACTCAGAAAGGTGCCTAACCAATGCACCATCACCGGCACAGGGTTCTGAATAGTTCCAAGGTTTATCACCCCATGCTATATGTTGCCCTCCCTGTGGAAGATGTGAAACCAATGGTATTACAGCCTCTATCGGTGTGGGGTAGAAGTCTCTTGGTTTTCTCTCAAAGTCAGATCGCTTTCCCATTATACCCTCTCAAATTTTACCATTGCACAACATTGATTAACACCACCAAACTTTTTAACGTAGTAACCCCCAGCACCATACCAATCTGGACTTGGTGGATACAATTCACACTCATATCCATTTTCCCAAGCATATTTTATCATTCTCTCTACGGCATGGTGTCCCTTACAAAACACTGGTTTTGGTTTTTCATATCTATAATAATCATGAGTTATAAATGTAAACTTATTCTCACACTTATCAAATATACCCTTAGCATCATCATCCGTTAACCAACCATCAACAAATACAAAGTCAAAACCACCATCTATATTTTTTAGAAATTTAGAACTATGTGTGTCTGGATGACGAATAATTCTGTTTATATATAATTCCTGGCCCTCAATTTTATAAAAATTATCTGGTCCTTCATCGCATGTGTATATAAGTGCGTCAGAAGATTGTGCCAAACTATAGCTACTAGTTCCTATCCATGTACCTATCTCCATTATCTTTTTTGGTTTTTCTACTAAACATACCAATTGTAAAAATAAACTATCGCCACTACCTATTGAATCTTTAGCCGATATATTCATAAGAGATCGTAGAGAATTGTTTTTATAACCCACCAAAGCGTCTCTATGGTCTAAAAAACCATCTTCAATATATTTTATACTATTTTCAGTTGATAACCACATGACTAAAATTCTTTACCTTTTGAAATCTGATTGTGCTTCTAAACTTATCAACCAACATATCTTGTTTATGACTAATCACAAATACATTCTCATCACCGAGCGTATTGAGGATTTTTAGAAACTCATCTGTACCAGTGCTATCCATCGAACTGTCAAATATCTCATCCAGAATAAGTAGATTGGTATTGGTGCTGTTCTTCATCTTTGCGACTGCTCTCCATGTGAATAGTAGTGCAAGGTCAATACGCATCTTCTCGCCCTCACTAAACGATTCATAAGTAAACTCATCACGATAGCGTGACTTGATGGTTTCCTCAAAATTATCATTCAGCGTGAAGTTCACATAAAATTCCATAGAGGTTAGATAGGTGTTAATCAACTTGTTCATGACAGGAAGATATTGCTTAATGATCTTGGTCTTAATGCCAGTATCCTGTAGCATACTTCTTGAAGCTTCTGCGTAAGTTTGATCCTCACGCAACTTTGATTTCTGTATATCAATATTAGACAAAATTTCCTTTAAAGCTTTAAGTTCATTATGATCACCCCTGTTAACTTCACCATTCTTTAATTGATCGATCTCTGACTGCAAAGTAGCATTAAATTTTTCGAGTTGAATGAGAGAACTATTCTCTCTTGCAATATAAACTTCGTTCTCCCTAATCTTAACAGCAATACCACTTATCTCTTTCTGTCGGGAAGTAATTTTAGACAGCTCTTCTTTAAGCTCTGTCATTCCAGAATTGACTTTATCTGCTTCACCTTTCTTCTTATCAATAATAGAAGATTTGAAGTTTTCATCAATGTGCTGCTGACAAGTTGGGCATTCCTCATTACCCTCAAAGAAACCAACAAGCCTAGTGTGAGATCGATGCTTCTCTTTTAATTGTGAATAAATATCCTTTAGTTTGATATGCTTGGTATTTACATTATCGGTATCATCAATACATAACAGAAGTTCTTGATTATTTTTAGTGTGTGATTTAATATCCAGATTCTTCTTGAAAATCTCTTCCTCGTTCCCAACTATAAGTGAGTTTTTTTCCTGTATAAGTTTTTCCTTATGCATAAACATTTCATCAATATACTTCTCCTGTAGGACAATCTTCTCTGTTGTCAAACTGAACTGATAATTAGATTCACGCATATCTTCAGAAATAGTCTTTAACTTCTGTTTGAGCAACATGTTCATCAGAGAGAAAATCTGAATGTCAAGTATCTCCTCAACAACCTCACGGCGATGTTTAGACTTCAGCTGCATGAAGGGAACAAAGGTGGAAGAGCCCAGAACAACAACCTGTGTAAAACTGCGATAGTTCAGTTTTAGGATTTGTTGTTCAAGATACTTCTGGTAGTCACGGGAGTTAGCGTCTTGGTTATACAACTTACCGTTGATATGAATCTCAAATATGTTTGGTTTGATGCCGCGAACAACCCTAACCTTCTTGGAACCAATACGGAACTCAACCTCAACAATCGCAGCACTGCCATTGACAGAGTTTAGTAGTTGAGGTTTGTTAATATTGCGGAATGGCTTACCAAACAAACCAAAACAAAGAGCATCAAGAATAGTAGATTTACCTGCACCGTTTTCTCCAATAATTAATGTGGTTGAATTTCTATCTAACTGTATCTCTGTAAAGTTGTTGCCAGTAGAAAGAAAATTGGCCCAACGTACTTTTTCAAAATGAATAATATCTATAACTCCAAATCTTGTGCTTCAGTGTAAAGTGACCGCATCGTATTTTTCAATCTGTCCTTACTCAAAGTAACATCTAACTGGTCAATGTATTTCTCCAACAACGTCATCGTGTCTTCGGTATTCTCCACAATATCATCAGATACATTATCAGCATCCAACTCAGAGAAGTCTTCGATAATCTTGACCTCAAATGCGTCAGCTTGCAGCAACCTGTCTGTGAACTTGTCGAACTGATATAATTCCTTCTTGTTCACCACGATTAGTTTTACAAACTTCTCTTTATACTTAGACACATCCTCTTTGGTATAATCCACTGTGGTGTCATCATAGAAAATCTTTTCATGAAGTGTATAAGGATTAATAATACGCTCTAGTTCTCGTGTCGCTGTATCAAAGATGTGAAACCCTTTCGGGTCATTATAATCACTCCAAGTAATCTCATACGGAGTACCCAAATAATATATCTGGCCATCATCAGATTTATGATGAAAGTGTCCACTAAAGCATAAGTCAAACCTACGAAATAACTCTTTATCCCATCCACCATCAGACTTATGACCTATGTGCATTTCAAAACCATTTACCTCTAAATGACCCATAAGAATCTGTGCGGGGGAATGTTTTAACGCATCCATCGACTCATTATAGTTACCAGCATTAATCCACGGCATAAACTGAATGGGACAACCATCAAACTCTACAACTCTAGGGCCAGTATAAATGTTGAACCTATCCGAACCTACCAACTCTTCCATAGAGTTAACTTCGTTGGTGTTCTTATAGAATGTATCATGGTTGCCGATAATGATGTGTAAATCAATACCCATCTCTTGAAAACGACCAATAAACCTCTTACGAAAATCACTAGCAGTTTTAAAGCTAATGTACTTACGCCGATCTACCACATCACCCATGTGAATACAGGTAGTGATGCCTCTTTCCTTTAACGCAGGAAAGAAAGTGTTCTCGTAAAATTTGTAAAAGAAATCGCTAAAGTTCTGATTATCATTTCTCGCTCCGAAATGTGTATCGGTAATTATTGCAATCTTCAACGCTCATCACCTTTCAAGGCAACTTTTTCAATATCATTTTCCATAAAATTCTCTAAACCTTTTTTATCCTTAGTAGTAGTATTTTCTACTTTCTTAGGTTTATATACATCTTCTTGTGGGAGATTTTCTATAGCAAAAGAATTTGAGATATTATAACTTGAGGAATCCCCTGGCATAGTATTATATGATTGATAATCGATTCCCCCTATAATTTTATTTTTAATATGGGTTTGCTTTTTTTCTTTTTGGATTCTTCGGATGAAGGCGTAGTAGATGATTTGGGTAAAATATGCGAAAGGATTCGACGATTTCTCTGGATTGAAGTTTGAAGCATATTGAAGGCAATTTTCAATACCATCTGAAATCATATCATCCTTATATGTGTAATTTATAAAATTAGGCCTATAGGATAGGTGTGTTGCAATTTTGAGAAAACATTCACCTATGTAATTAGTAACAGGAGGAATTTGTTCCTCAACTTCTAATGCATCTTTACATTTTTTTTTCCATTCAACCATTGCGGTTAAAAAAACTTTATTATCGACGTAATGCTCGGTCTTTGCTTTTGCCATAGGTAATCTCCTTAATCTTTAACCACTATACTATATTATAATGATTAAGTCAAGGTACATTATAATATAAAAAAGACCCTTGACTCTGCATAAAAATCGTGTTATATTATGCTTGTCCTTGGTTCATAGAACTACATTAATGTATTGATTTACTTTCTACTTCTAGTTCTTCTAGAAGTTCATCATATATATCTTCTTTATTAATATTATCCATCGATGAGGTTATTTCTCGCCCGGTGTCTATTTTGTTCATCACCCCCGCATAATATATGCTTAAACCGGGAGATGCTGTTAACGTAATAATAACATGTTTCGGGTCGATCTCAAAAGATTTCTCTTCCGTAAAGGGTTCAACCCAACGTGAGAGCATCAAAGATTCAGACATTCCCATCATTGACATTTGAGGGTGGATATGCATTTGCATAGGCCTAGAAATTCTATATTTACCATCAGATTCTGTGAGCTCACAAATGATGGTTTCACCACTTATAAGCTTTAAGATTTTATATGTATCCTTTATATTCATATTACTATTTATAACTGATTTAGTTTTACCTTACTGATATCATACTCGAATTTTTCAGAGTTGTAAATTTTAATACGCTCTTGAAAGTGATTAAGAGTAAAATTACTTTGATTTCTAAAAGTTAAATCATCTGCAATATCAAAAATTAAAACGGAATCTTTAGTGTCACTTTGCCGCAAACCTCGTCCAATACTCTGCAAGACTCTAATTTTACTTTTACTGGGTGATGCGAACACGATGTTATGAATATTGCGAATATTAATACCCGTACTAAATGTACCGTAACTTGCAATAACGATAGAATTCTTTGCATTCTCAATTAACGCCCTTATTTCTTCTCTAGTATTAGTATTAGTTCCACCATAAACAAAATATATATTGCGATCTATAATTATTTTTTCTACCGCTTTATGCAGAGGTTTACCGTGTTTCTCTACTAGTTGAAAGAGACAAAGGGTATTTCCCTTAAGATGTTTTAGCAGATCGATAACGAAATCTTGCCTACCTTTATGGGTGACAATATATTCTAGTTCTTCAGCATATTCCATCCTTAACTTTATATTCTCATGTTTTAGAATTATACACTTGATTTTAAGGTCAGCAAGAGTTTTCTTCTCAATTAACTCCCGTGTGGTGACTACTTTTTCAAGTGGACCAAATAGTCCCTCCAATACCAGTTGGTGCGTCTGGCAACCATCTAGCGTCCCTGTAAGACCGAATCTGTGCTTACATAGGTGTAACTTTGTCATTATACCAGTAAGAGACTTTGCCTTAAATAGATGAGCCTCGTCACCGATTACGCACCCAAAATCTTCAAAATATTTCTTCGGCATTTTATATAATGATTGCCATGTTGATATTACAACATCTTTAGTTACCTTGCGGTCATGGCCCTGATATACCTTCTGACAGTATATATCAGAGCTCCAACCATAGTCCTCAAAGTCTGTATACATTTGTTCCACTAATGAAGTGGTGGGAACTAGTATCAGGGTTTTTAGGCCCATCATATGATAATAACGAACTAACGAATATATTACGAGGGATTTACCCGAAGCAGTAGGAGAAACAAGCAGAGCACGATTTCTGGAAATACCATGATGTACTGCATCAATTTGGTAATCACGGACTTTAAGGAATTTCCCCCGTGATTTAGGTTTGAGGCTTCTGATGAAATCTCTAACAACCTGACGAACAATAACCCGCTCATTTTCAACTCCCTCTTCTAATATATAGTCTATTCCATTTTTCTGACAAAAACCCCTAATATACTGAAGCAATCCAACGTATATCTCACCTGTTGCTGGAGAGAAGAGTCGTATCTTTCCATCCCACATACGATTACGATACATGGGCATAAACTTAAAGCCTGGAACCTCAAACTCAAAAAATGAAGTTAGTTCCTGCCGAGTAGAATCTTCCATATCGTCAAGTATCAAATATACTTCGTTCTTTTTAGATATACGCATTTTGCAGTGTACCATGTTCCCCGTAGTGGCCCCGCAATAGAATATTCCATGAGACACTGACACGCTGTTCCTTAGTGGGTGGAACCCAATGTGACAACCAAGATGGAAAGATATACCCAACACCCTCTATAGAATCAAATTCAACCATACTGGAGTTTATAAAGTTTGGAGTGTTTCTTGGTTGTAACACATGAGCAGCCGGTCTAGGATCAAAGAATTGTATTGGTGAAGTGTTTCCTGCTTTCAGATAATATACCCCAGATAAGAAATTATTTGAGTGTGTATGTGGGGGATGTGATTCGCCACTATTGAGTGTATTTGACCACATATTTGTTATCTCTATTTTGTCATATTGATATTGTTGTTTTTCTAGAACAGAAGTTGTAGATTTTAATATATGGTTTACCAAAGTTTTAAATACTTTATCCTCATGTAATTTATCAGATGATAAAAGTATACGTTTCATCATATGAGAATGTTCTATATTTAAAGAAAACTGGGATATTACTGTTGAAAAACAATCACAAGATTTTACTGATGTCATTTATATCATCCCAGCTTCAAACTTTTTCCAATCAGTTGCATTACGGATGTCCCATCCACGATTATCGATAGACTTGATTACACCCTTACAATAATCAATGCAGGATTCATAATACCCCATTTTGTTTGAGATTCTAAGAATATCCTCATCAGTCTGAATGTACATTACAAGGTCTGTCTTTATAACCCTAATGTCAAAAGGTTTTGCAGCATAAACCTTTGCATCAGCTTTGCCACCATAATATTCCCACTTCTGACGATATAGAAGTTGGTGATCAGATTTAGCCTTAATCAAAAGCAGTTCAAAGTCTGCCTTGAAGTCCAGCCACTTCTGTTTTATTAGTTGATTTTTATATGATTCCTGATCGATGTGTTCCAGATCAGTTACGGGAAGGTCTGCCCTTGCAGTATTTTTTAATGTATCTAAATCCATATTTACCTCATAATGAAAAAGTGAGCAGTTTGGTATAGTATCTTTCTTGTGTTATATTGACCCTAGTGAGTTCGAACGAGTCGTCACTAGAAATTAAGTCTATAGATTTGATAAATGTTAAAGCATTACCAAATCTGCTCAATTTTATTTATACACCCTCAAATTTATAGATTTGGTATGCGAAGGTTGCAGTAGCAGACATATACTCAACATCTGTTGCTCCTTGTGTAAAATCCAACCCACTTAATGATATAGGAAAAAGATTTTCAAATATAACATTCAAAATAGGATTATTTTTATTGGAGAGTATCATAAGAAAAGCATCTGAATACATTGCTCTATCTGGTGTTGTAAGGGTTAACTTATCAACTGAAGGGACATCCCTTCCACCGGCCGGAGCAATTGATGTTACATCTCTAAATTCTCTAAACTCAGACCTGTCTGTTGGAAAACCAATTCCCGTCATCCAGTTATGAAGTGACCGATAATTCTCCAAATATTCATCAACAATAAACGTGATAGTAAGATTAGTATATGTGAGCTTCTCACCCATAACCGGAATATTTTTAAAGGGATTTGCAAAATCTATTGTTGGAGCATCAATGCCAGGTAAGTTTGCATTAATGGTAAAAAACTCAACCTTTGGAAGTTGATTGATACCAAATCGAAACTGAGTCGGACTTGCATAGTCTAACTTGTCTGGTTGCCTCGCGAGTGGTGATTGTGCAGTTGCCATATTACTTATACTATTAACTTTCTGTTTTTGTTATTGTGATTGTTATATTATTGTCTGTATAGTAAGTTTTGCGAGTATTAAAGGCATTTACCACCTCCAAATCAGTTTTAAAGGTATTCCATGCCGCCTCATTAGGATAGCTTGTTACAATTGTTTGGGTTAATCCATCATCACTCACAGACTTGCTTATTGATGTTCTGGTTCCGCGATCAGTAAAATTCGTTGCAACATAACTTTTTAACCCGTCACTTGTAGAATACCAAGCAACTCCAGTATTGGGTCGAACTCGAACAGAAGTAACAACATACGACATAATATTTTTCCCCTATATTATTTGTTTATATCTATGTAAGTATTTATAACAAAAAAGAGGGCACCCTTTCGGGCACCCTCTAAGTTTTTTAGTTAAGTTTCTTATTATAGAAACCAATCTTACATGAGATTGGATACTTTGACTCTACGATACCAAGCATTGGTGTTCGCATCCAGTGAAGCATCGGTATTAACCGTGTCACCAGCAGCAACCGCACCCGCACCAGCGAATGGGTTAGCAGCAAGACCATAACGGGTCTTGAAACCAATCTTAGGCTGGAAGGAATTCTCACCAACCGCACGAACCATTTGTAAGGGAACGTATGGGCAATAGAAGAAACCAGCATCGTAAGGCGATGTGCCCTTATAACCAGCAACATAGTACTGCGAAGCAGCTACGTTAGCGGCATATGGATCAACATAAACCTTGAAGCGACCATTCATCGTACCAGCAAATGTGGAAGATGTGTCGTCAACTGCGAGGTTGTTGTTTAGAGCAGGTGTGTAATCAAGAACACCAGCCATTTGAAGGGCAGAAGCAACGTCAGCCGAAACAATCAGCATGTTACCTTTGCCGCGACGAGTTTGTTGACCAATCGCGTTGGCATCACGTTCAATCTGGAACATAAGACCTTTGAACTTCTCAACCGACCAACGACCATTAGAGTCGGTGTCCAGATCAAAGATACCAGCGTTAGTTGTGTTAACCTGAGCACCCGCAACAGCTGTAACATACAGAGAACGAATAACTTCACGGTTGATTTCAGCAAGAATTTCTGTGCTGAGAATGTTAGCAAGTTCTGTCTCGGCGTCAAGACCATGAATTGCCTTCAAGTCCTGTGCAAGTTCCATCGTGTACTCTGCTTTGAGTGCGCGAGAAACGGCAGTAACCGTAGACTTTTCAATACTGAAGGCCATTTCAGCGAAAGCGTTTGTACCGCTATCACCAAGTGCTTCAGCTTGACTGCGTGTCATACCAGTTGCAGAGGTATAAGCCGTTGCTGGGGAATCATTAAGAACTGATGGGTTAGTTTCAGTAGTAGCAATATCACCACCACCGATTGTACCAGCAGCGTTCTGGTTGGATGTATCAGGGAATGACTCATCAACGAGAGCTTCTGCACCGTCTTGTGAGGCGAGTGAGGAACGCATCGCAAAGATAAGACCAGTTGGTCCAGTCATTGGTTGCACACCACAAACGTCATAAGCGATCAGGTTAGGCATTGCACGACGAACTAGGGAGATCAAAATTGGGTCCCATGTATCCATCTGACCACCACCCATGCTGTTGACTGGCGCTGTTTCTGAAAGAAAACCACGGTCTTCTTTCATTGCTTTTTCTTGGTTCTCTAAGATGAGAGTAGTAACTGCCCGCTTGTAAGAATCCTCAATCTTTGGAAGATCGGGGTGTTCTAGGACTGGTTGCCACTTTTCTTGTAGATGTTCTGTCTGAAACATTAGTTTCTCCTTTATAATTTACATCTGTTTATAATATTATTGGGTTATTGGGCACGTTTTTTGTTACGACTAATTGCCGACATATACGCTGTCATAGCGCCAGTCGTATCAATGTCCTGTGCGGTGCCACCATCTTCATCATCAAAAGTCTGTTCAACAATCGTTTTCGGGAAATAACTTTCCTTTAAGGTGTGGAGTTTTGCGCGAAAGGACTCTTCCGAAACAAAGTCAACATCTTCTGTTAGAGACTTGAACTTCTCAATTTCAGTATCGGTCAACTCTTCGGAAACCTCAGAAATGACCTGCTCACGAACTAGTTGTGACTTAACCTGTGTAAGAGCAACATTCTGCTCCATAACAGAGTTAACTTTCTCTTCTAGTTCGTTAATCTTCTCAGACTGTGCTTCGAGAACGTCATATTTCTCATTCGGCACATCAATATAGTGATCTTCAAACAACTGTTTCAGTCCAGAGATAAAGTCTTCTGCAATCTCGCCCTTCAAACCGCGCTCGATTGACAACTCATTCTCTTTCGTCCATTCCTCTACAACATAGTTGAGATATGTATCTACTTTTTCTGTAAGAGTATCAACTGACTCTTCCAGTTTTACTTCAAACTCGCCAGTCATTGTTTCGTGAATACGAGTGATTTCCTCACGGGTTTTTGATTTGACAGCAGCTTCAAAAATTGTTGCTGCCTTGTTCTTAAACTCTTCAGAAAGACCTTCGCCATCTACGAGAGCGGCAACGTCTTCCTTGACACTAATAGATTTGATTTTTTCTTCTATTTCTGATTTGGCATCTTCAAGAGCCTTTAACTCTTCTTCCGTCTTAGCATTATCTGCTTCAGCAAGACTGGATTCATGAGCTGCGAGCATTTCTTCAATTTCGCCTTTCTTCATCTTTCCAATCTGTTCTAGCGCCTGTGCTTTAGTCATTTTCTTTGCTTCAGCAACAACTTCGCCTTCTGGTACATGACCAGCAGCGAGTTTTTGAGGACCGTCTGCTTTACCAGCGCCCTTCTGTTGTGCATCACTGGAAACTGCTTTTGCAGCAGCTGCGGCCTTCTTGCCAATTGCCTTTTCTTCACGATCTTCATCAGCACCTTTTTCGACTTTGGCTTCTGGATCAGCACCACCAACATCGGCAACTTCGCCACCGGGTGTTTCTTTACCAATTTTCTTCTTTGGTTCAGCAGGAGTAGCACCCTTAGTCTGGGCATCACTTGCTTCTTCGAGTTCTGCAAGCACTTCCGCTTCCAACTCCTCAATTGTTTGTTCTAATTCTGACATAGGGGTCTCCTTACCTGTGTATTGATTATTTATAAATTAAAGTCTTTTAAGAAACTTTGCGAATGCTAAAGCTTCCTTATTTGCGTTCCTTTGACGTTGCTTCACATCAAACTCTTTTTTCATCTCTACCATTTCCGATTCCAACAGCGCTCCGTTGTCCCAAACCCACTCTTTACCTTCCATAATACCCTCAACAAAAGCGTTTGGTGCGGAAGGGTCAGCAACAATGTCTGCTGCTGTTGCGAGATAGAAGTCGTCCCGCACATAGCTTGCGCCACCTTTTTCGTCTAAACTACCCATTCCCCGTGAGGAAACACCTAGTTTTGCACCTTCGTCCATAAGACTTTTCACAATCTCACCCATAGGCGTAGACATAATCTTCGCCTCTCCAATAAAATTCTTTCCCTCTGGTTCCAAAGACGTAATCATATGGGATACACGCTCCAGATTGACGGTTGGACCGTCTGGATGCCCCAGTTCACCAAATGCACGTTTTTCTTTAATAAAATTTTTGTTATATTTAGTAACTTCTTTATTAAGTATTTCCATAGGATACACCCGACCATTACGGTTCTTGATATCTGCTTGCATGAAAACGCCACGAATCTTGTAGTTTTTACCACCGTCATCTTTTGCTTCGCAGATGTACTCTACGTCTTCGACTGCCTCTGAAAATAACTTCATTATTCTATCCCTACGCTGTATAGTTTTCGTCTTTTTTGAATTCAATTATAAGAAAACCAGATGTACCAAAACAAGACAGTTGGTGGTCACCGGAAGTTGCTGTTGCGTTTGTACATGTCCCTTTAATAAGACCAGCAGTACCATCATAGTGTCCAGTTCCGGCAAGTCTAATCTGAACAATATCTGTTCCAGAAGATACTTCTTGGAGTTCAATATGACCAGTATCATCATCAGCACTACCTTGAGTCAACCCCCACCAAAGTCTAGAGATATGTAGTTTTGCACCGTTTGCATGTCCACTCAAAGCACTCGCATCTAGAATAGCGTTATCTGCTGTAGTATCGTCTTCGATATCAACCTTAACCGTAACTGTACCACCAGCGCCCGGAGCATTAACAACCGTGTCTCTTAATGTTCTTGTAGTAAAAGCCATTCTTCTCCCCTAGACCGCTAACATTTCTTTTTCAAAATATCCAAGAAGTTCCTTCTCAGGGACTTTATATTTCTTAGATACATCGGTTATAGTTGTTTCGAAACTATTTAGGAAATCTGAAGGTTTCGCATCCATTTTCTTAAACAAATCGTCTACGGCATCCTTCATCTTAGGCGAAAGCCGTTTATATTGCTTAGATTTCTTATGTTCATCCCGCTCAACAACGGTTGACTCATAAATTTCTTCAATCCGTTTCATTTGTTTTTACACCAGAACCAACAAAAGTCTTTGATACTTCCTTGCGTTTAATCTCCAATGTATCACCAACCTTTGCAGCCATTGCAACATTAAATGCGGTTTCTGCGGCAAGATTATCACCGGCCGCAATTGAATCTACAAAATCTTTATCCATTATTTATCTCCTTTATCGAATTTCTGATCATCACTTGGTTTACCGTCTTGTTCAGGGTCTTCATAGTCTGGCATAGCTTCTGGTGGAATAACAGCACCAGCTGCATCCTGTGGATATCTTGTGATACCATCACCACCATCAGGTATTACAACTCCACCATCCATTGGGTCAGTATCAAGTTCTTTCGCCATCTGATCACGCATTTCTTTAATTTCTGCATCGGTAAGATTTAGAACCTTCCTCAATACATATTCCTTACTAAAGAATGTACCAATATAAGATTGAATACCATCAAGTGATTGAATACGGTCATTAAGAAGTTCTGCATCTTTCAACTCTGCAAAGTGACCATCTTCCATGAAGTCATACTGAATATGCTCTTGCATACGAGGCCAATCTTCTGGCGAAATTATTCCTTTTAGGAGTAGGTTAGTCTTGAGTAGGTCAGTGAATAGGGGGGTAAATTTCTTCCGAATCCGTTGAACAAACTTAGTAAATTTAAGTTCGTCACGGGTAATCTCTGATGCTCTTCCCATACTGAATCCGTTTTCAGCTTCAAGTCTTGAAATCGGCACGTTAAGTGAACGGTATAGTTTTCGTTGGAAGTATACTATATCATCTATTTCCCCAAGGTTAGAACCGCCGGGGAGAGTGCTAATCTCTGTTCCTCTACCACCTTCACGACGAGGCAACCAGAAATCTTCCAACATACTCATATGATTTCGGTCATCCCGAATTTCCCCTGTAGTCGCATCATAGACAAGCTTGTTACGATAACGATTCATCACATCTTTTAGATACTGTTCTGCTTTAATTTTTGGTAGATTACCGACATCAATGTAGAAAATTCTACGCTCAGGGGCGCGAGAGATACGATAGATAACAATCGCATCCTCAATCATACGCAACTGGTTAACTGGTTTGATTGCCTTATGCAAATAAGAAATAACTCGACCAGAGTTGTGATCAAGTAGACCTGATGGAACATACACAACAGAATCAAGAGAAATCCTAATTCCTTGGTTACTTCCTCCACCGCCAGCGGTTGCAAACCCCTTATCATTATAGATGAAATATTCCTCTACTTTTGTTATCATCTCAATACCATGATTCTTTGGATCAGGGTCTTTTTGTGTTTCTTTAACCTTACGAATCTTAGTAGGATCAATATGCCTTAATTGCTGAAGCCCCTTCTTTGGGTCTTTAGAATCAATGAGTTTGTGGTAGTAAATCCGTCCGTCAATATACCACCGACGAAAAATGTCGTGACCCTTTTCACCAAAATTGAGAAGCCTCAGAACTTCACTGAATTCTGCTCTAATTCTAGTTTTAATTTTTTCGGGATAATTTAGATTGTGTAAATCTATGTTAACTGGAATATCATTAAGGTTTGAAATAATACCTTCATTAACAATATCTTCAACCGCAGCATCACACTCCGATTGCATTGAAATATCTCTGTAACGACGAATGAGATCGAGGTCAGATTTTTCCCGTCCGTCTGTATCTAAAACAGATGAAAAGAAACCACCGGCAACAATCTCTTGAGTGCCGTCATCAGAATCGGGGTCCGTGAAAGTTTTTTCACGGGGCCCCTGATCCTTTTGTGCCTTTTGTATTGTAAAACCGAATAATTGTGCCATAATATCTAATATCTCCTACTGTCTATTTAGTAGGTTTAAATTAGAAGTTAATGCCGGATGATTCAAAGTGTTGATATCTCCAAGAACATTCAAATTCTTCAATAGTGTTCTCAGTTGTAGAATCCAGCGGAATCGCAGCACCACTTGTTGTCGGCCATGCGTTTTTTAAGACATAAGACTTTAGAATTGTATCGTCACGATCCAACTGTTCCACAGTCAAATCAGTCTGATAATCCGCTGGAGAAATAACACCAGTATTTAATGCAAAATCATTAATACCATTCGACCACCGTTCAATTGCATTTTTAATCATAAAGTCAGTATCATTATAGAATGTAGTTGACCAAGCTTCTGGTGCTGCTCTGTCCCCAGCCAAGAAGATAGAGCGACCACGAAAGTTGATTGGTATTTCGCCGATTGTACTCGATGGTAATGCTGCCGACTTCACAAGAAAGGAGGCTCTACGAACATCAAGTCCGGTTGCGATACCTGCTGGAGGCGTAATCGTTACTCGAAATTGGTTGGGGCGAGCGCCACCACCAATTAGATTAGCTTTGAAATCATCTATGTTTGCCATGATTAACCTCCTACCTCACTAAACGCAACACCTGTTCTTACGGCGATGAAGTTTAGTGTAATAAAGTTGATTGACCTAGCCGGTTTAATGTAGATGTCACCAATAAACTCGTTACGGTCAATTACCTCACCAGTGTTATTAGTTGAATCGCAAACCACCTTAAAGTCGAAAATACCTCGTCGCCCCTGTACATCTCGTAGAAAGGGTTCGACCATGTTACGGAACTGTGCCCGTGTGAACTCATCATTGAACTCAAAGAGCATATACTTAGCAGCAGTGGCAATTGCCTTCTCAAGAACAAGGAACAATCGCCGCACGTTGATGCGGTCAAATGCACTTGGTTTTGCGAGAGCAGTTTTGTCACCAAAGAGAACCACGCCCTGGCCAGGGAAGTCAACCACTGGGTTGATCCGAGCCTTATAGAGAATGTCACGATCTGCCTTTAGTGGGTTATAAGCAAGTTTAATTGCACTGCGAATATTACCACGATTCAGACCAGCTGGTGAAAACCAAGGGTCTGCAACACCATCGGTGTAAGCGCAGAGGCCAGCAGTGTCACCATTCAGAGGAACATAACGATACACATCGCTGTATTTGTCATACATATATTTGTATCCACTATCGTATACCATATATGAAGATGATGGGTTCTTGTCAAATGCTTCCTTGATATTTTCTGTCTGTGTAATGGATGACGTTACACCAACAACCGCAGAACGGTATGGTGAAACAAACCCAACACAATCTTTACGCAATTCAACAAGGTCTGTGATCATGGTTACAAAAGTATCCTGTCCATCATCGCTATCTGTAACACCAGAACTTGGACCACCCAGAATTAAGTTGACATCAACAAGTTCTGTGTTAGCAAAAACGTCATAAGCAACTTCAAGTTCACCAGCAGTGACAGAATAATCATCTGTTCCACCCGTGAGTGTGTCCTTTGTAACACCACTTACCAATGTGTAGTCTGTACCTGTAGCTAAATCTGTGCCCCAGTTAGTACCAGCAGAAAGATGATCTGTCCAGTAAATATAATTAGAACCACGGAAGATAACATCTGGATAGTAGTTACCACCACCCTGAATTGTCTTTGCTGCGGAGTTCTTAGACACGCCCTGCCAAAGTTCGATAACCGCAGCTGTACGTTGCCCTGCGACATCAACATCATAACCAGTGATATCACCTGTTACGTCATAAACTGCAACATGCATTTCATCTTGTTCGCCGCGAGCATTTATCGTAGACCACTCAGATGTGCCGGGGGCTTCAAGAAATAAATCACTGAAACGCCACCGACGACGAATTAGAGAGTTGTCAGGAATGATTGTCTTAATACCGCCGCCAGCAGGATCATCCAGCTGACGAATTGTCAATATTTCACCAGAAACAGAAGTAACTTCGTATTCTATGTTACCTGTTTCAACCGCAGTGTGACCAGCAGCAGCTGAAAATACCAGAGCTACATTGTCTGCAACTGTGATTGCTTTATCAAGAACAACAACGCCTGCAACCGAACCAGCACTACCACTCTGCGAAGTTACAGATGTAATCTTAACCACTACGTCACCATCAGAGATACCAGCACCAAGCACACGTTGGCCAACTGCAAGAGTACCAGTTCCGCCATCAGTAGTAAGAGTTTTAGATGCAACTGTGATTGCGCCGTTAACTACTCCATCAATAGCACTTGCTGTGTAGAACTTTATGATGTCACCTGAATCAATTGTAGCATCAGTTGCATTTTGGTCATCAACTGTGACCTGTAATGCACCGACTGCAACTGCACCATTAACTAGGTTAAGAGAACCAAGCTGCTGAGAGAATGCTCGTCCACTTGGACAGATGTCAACACCGATTGAGTTGCCCCAAGTACCAGCGGTACGAGCGGCCCATTCTCCATGAGAACCTTCGCCAGAAGAAAAACTATCTTCGTAATGATCATCATCACGAATTAGGATACCACTGTTTGCACCAGCGTTTAATATGGCTGATTCTGCACGGACCACACGGAGTGCGTCACCATACTGCAAGAAGTTTGCAGAAGTGAACCACCACTCAAAATTTGAAGAATTTGGTTTACCAAATGTTTGTAAAAGTTGTTGTTCTGAATTAATTGCAGTAATGGCACTAACCGGACCTTTTTCAAACGGCCCAGCAATAGCAGCGATAGAGGTGGATACTGCTGGAATAACATTTGTAAGATCAATTTCCCTAACGTGTACGCCGGGTGAAACTAGAAATCCCATGTTTTTCTCCTAACTAAGAGAGTTGTTATTATTATACTGATATTTATAAAAACACTCTTTTACACAACTCAGTTTTTATAAGTGTTATATCATATAAATAGAATTATGAACCCCCATTACGAAAAATATAAAGACACTATCAAAAAGGTTTCACGAAAAAATTATCAGAAACGAGTGTTTCTTTTAAATGAATTTCTCACACACAAATCATGTATTCACTGTGGAGAATCTGAACATGTCTGTCTCAAATTCTGGCCCCATGATGCAGAGATACATAAAGTATCTAAAAGAGTTGGAACTAGTGACGACAGCCGCAAAGAGGTATTCCACCTAATTGACCAATCTGTTATCCTTTGTTACAACTGCTATATCAAAAAACATCATGATCTTATTGAATTTATTTAGGTAATTACCAACTTCCAGAACTGTCTCTTACAATAGGAGTCCAACGAGTTCCATACTCGTCTACCATTTCACCAATATTCTCATCCTCAAGACCATTTACTATAAAACCAAAGGGTGCCATATCCTGTTCCAGCATATCCTGCTGTTCATTCATCATAACTCTTCGGATATCGTTATTGGTAAGTTCCTTAAAATATGTTTGGTCCGTAAGCCATGCAAAGATAAAGAGACACGCAACCAAGTCATCGTTACACCCATCATCTGCCTCAAAGGAGGAACCCTTTACAATAAAGGTAGAGAGCTCGTTGATGATGTCATAGTCCTCAACAATCAGTTTATTATCCTCAACCAACTGTTTAAGGTTTGAACAACCAATCTTTTTAACTGCTTTAGTCGTCCTTACCCCCAACTGCGCCCTACCACCGCTGAACCCCGCTCCAATGACTTGTCCCGCTCGCCCACGCATGCTAGCCATAATAAGGTTGTCATACTCCAGATCAAACTGCATAGCGTTAGCAACCTGTTCTCCTATGTCATTGACCTCAATCAATACATATGCCTGATTATATGCCCGCGCAGTGTCATATATTTTAGAAGGAAATATGAGAGGTTTTAGCTCGTTATCTCTAAACTTTGCCACGACCCTATATGGTATATCGCTAACATCCATAACCACAAATGCTGAGTAATCATTTTTTGTTCCTCGTGAAACGTCAGCAACCAGAACATATGTGTGACCTTCTTCTGGCGGAATGTGAACATCAAGACCAGCATTAGATTGTTTAGGTGCTCGATATGTCAACTGTTTAAGTTTATATGGTGTAATCAGTGTATCGATAGACCCCAAGAACTCACACTCAAATTCTGTATTGAACTGTGCTTGAGAGGTATTCTTGATTGTTTCTTCTTTCCACTTTTCATCCCTACCGGGAACTTCACTCCAATGCACCTCAATGGGTATGTAAGAGTTGCGACCCTCCTCTGCATCCACCCACAACTTGTAGAACATGTTCATACCATGCGGTGTGGAAACAATCATCACCTTGGTAGTCTTACCAGATGAAATCGTAGGATACACTGAACTGAAGAACTGCTCGGCTACGTTGGATGGGACGTATGCAAACTCGTCAAGGAAAATAATATTATAAGAACC